CGGTATGATGGGTTTTATGGGTTCCATGTCTGAACTGATTTGCTGGTGTAAAGAACAAGGTATGGCAATCGGAACTGCTCGTGGCTCTGTCGGAGGTTCCAGAGTAGCCTACATCACAGACATTATCGACCTCAACCCGGAGACATGGCACACCGCCTTCTCCCGGTTCGCAAACGTAGATCGTGTCGAGATCGGAGATATTGATATTGACGTGGTTAAGTCAGATCGTCCGGCTATCTTCGAGTACATTACAGGACGATTTGGAACTGATAAGACAGCCCGTGTAGCGTCATTCGGAACAATCAAGGGAAAAGGTGTTATCGACGACGTTGGAAGGCATCTTTCCTTTGAATGGGTCAAAGAACATGGAGAGCTTGTGGACAATCCGTGGTCTTTGGAAAAAATCAGTCAAATCAAGAAGGAGTTCTCCTCCGATGTACAAGAACTGATGGATAGATATGACATGACGGAGGACGATCTCTATAAAAAGCGCCTGGATGAAGTAGTTGGTGTCCAAACCACGAAAAAATATCCTGAATTATTCTACTATGTCAAAGGGATGTTCGGTGTCAAGGTGTCACAGTCTGTTCATCCTGCCGGCATGGTCATCAGCCCAATCACTTTGGTTGATAACTATGGTGTCTTTGAGAAAGACGGAGAGAACTGTCTGATGCTTGATATGGATGAAGCACATGAAGCCGGACTTGCCAAGTATGACTTTCTGGTCTTGAAAACCGTTCAAGTAATCCGAGACGCTTGCAGCTATATGGGCCGCCCGTATCCAAAGACAAGCGAGATTAACTGGAACGACAAAGATGTATGGGCGGATATGATAAGAAGCCCTGCTGGCCTATTCCAGTTCGAGAGTGCATTTGCTTTCGATAGTTTGCGAAAATTTGTACCACAGAGCATTTTTGATATGTCACTGGTGACTGCCTGTATCCGTCCTTCCGGTGCATCATACCGAAATGAACTTTTGACAAGGAAGCCACACAGCAATCCGTCTGAACTGATTGACGATTTGCTGAAGGACAATCTCGGCTATCTGGTTTATCAGGAAGACATTATCCAGTTCCTTCAAAAGATTTGTGGGTTGAGTGGAAGCCAGGCCGACTCAGTCCGGCGTGGTATTGCAAAAAAGAAAATGGAGCTGCTTGACGAATGGATGCCTGTGATTTTGGATGGGTATTGCAATAAGTCTACGAAACAGCGTGAAATTGCCGAGCAGGAAGCAAAAGAATTCCTGCAAATCATACAGGACGCGTCGTCCTATATGTTTGGGTTATTGATTAGCTCATTTCTTGTGAACCCTATGACTCAGGGGTGTGCGGCACAATGCCGTGCTAACGGTATCAGATGAATAAGACCGGTCTGTGAAGCCTTACAAGGAGATACAGACCAATTCCAAGGACGAAGCCTCTGACTAAGAGAACCTACGGTCCGGAAACGGATAGCAGGCGATACCGTGCCAAGCCGATTTAGGAGGAGTTTTTGTGCGCTGGAGAGCGATTCAAGATTATGAGGGCTACTATGAAGTCAGTGACACAGGATGTGTCCGCAGCGTTGACCGCGAGGTTTGCGATAAAAATGGACGGACTCGCAGGTATCGCGGGAAAGACATGAGACTGACACGAACCAAAGGAAAAGACGGCAACGGGTATATGGTCGTCAATCTACGGCGTGACGGAACTTCATATGTGGCTTTTGTACATATTCTGGTTGCGACAGCGTTCATTCCAAATCCATACGAGTATCCAATGGTTAACCATAAAAATGGCGACAAGGCCGATAACTGTGTGGAAAATTTGGAATGGACAACCTACAGCTACAACAACATCCATGCTCTATACAATAATCTGCGCAAACCAAAGGGAACTCCGGTTGTCCAGATGACGGAAGATGGCGACATCATTGATGTCTATGATTCAGCCACAGAAGCCGAACGTCTAACCGGGATCAGCGCAAGATTGATATTGCGGTGCGTGAGCCTGCGTACATTCTCCGCCGGAGGGTTTGCGTGGGAATCCTATCGGAAGGTGTAACGACTATCCCGTAAGGGAGTACGGTAGAAGATGAGTCCCTGCCAGAAGCGCAAGAACGGCGAAAAACCGAAGATATAGTCTGTTCGGGCGGAAACGTCCGAGGTAACGATAATCATTCCGTCGCATACTGTTTGCTTGGATACTTGTGTGCCTACTACAGGTACTACAATCCAATCGAATTTATTACTTCGTTTTTGAACAATGCCGCAAATGATGATGATATCCAGAACGGAACAGCTCTGGCTCGTCAGCGTGGCATCAGAATTGTCCAGCCCAAGTATGGATTTTCCAAAGCTGACTATTTCTTTGACAAGGAAGCGAACATCATTTCAAAGGGTGTGAGCAGCGTCAAGTACATGAGCGAGGCTGGAGCGAACGAGCTTTATGAATTGTCCAAGACTCACCAGTATGAGTTCTTTGTTGACCTGCTCCGTGATATCTCAGAACACACATCTCTGGATTCCAGACAGCTCGATATCCTAATCAAAATTGATTATTTTGTGCAGTTTGGAAACCAGCGCGAATTATTCAAGATTGTTGAAATGTTTGAGTTGTTTAAGAAGGGGGAAGCAAAGAAGATCCGCAAAGACATGGTCGATGGAACATGGCTTGAAGAAATCGTCAGCAAAAGTTCCTGTGGCACAACAAAAAACGGCAGCGAAGCAAAAAATTATACGATTCTGGACATGGACACAATTCTGCATAATATTGAGCGGTATATCAAGGAAGCCCATGTCGACGATCTGTCGGTGTTTATGAAGGCCAAGAACTTCAATGACATTATGGGATATGCTGGCTACACATCTGGAGAGGAAGCTGACCGCAATAAGCTGTTCATCACAGGTGTTTACCCGGTTCGTCGTAAAAAGGACAATGAGGTTTTTGGGTACAGTGTTTTAACTCAGTCTATCGGCAGCGGCAAGGAGAGCCGGATGACAGTGTTCAAGCGGCGATTTGAGCAAGATCCCATCAAAGAGGGCGACATCATTGTCTGCAAACGATGGGAGCGCGACAAGATTTATTTCCGGATGATCGACTACGAGCATCTTTTATTTTGACTGAAAGGGGCCGCGTTGATTATGCAGTATGAAATCCAATATCGGATCAAGCCAAAGCGGCGCAGAGGATTTTTATGTGGAAGGTCGAGCCTGTTTCCAACTCTCGATATCCGCTATCGAACAAAAGGTTCAAAAAGGTGGATTGGCCTCGGAAGAGCGGAAATCGACCAGTATACATACCATCGTTTCAAGAATACCTACTACAAGGACTTCGAGAAAAGCACAACAGAACTGATGACTCTGGAATTAAGGTCTGATTATGATAGGCTGATACTGTTCATGGACATTATTGAAGCAGAGTTTGACGGTAGCATTGACAAGTTTGTTACCAGTATTGTATACGAGGACGTTGCTATGATGGCGGTCGATAACGAAGAACACGAGGATGCTAATCGAATGACTCTATCACTTGTGACAGACGGATGGCGGATGTCGGTAAGGACAATGTGTAATGCATAAATGGAAATAATTCAACGGAAAGCAGGGTGAAAAATGAAGTTATATGCAATTACAAAAGGCGATTATTCTGACTATCACATTTGCGCCTTGACAGCAAATAAGGATAAGGCAAATCTCTTAAAGTCCATTTACTCAGACACATACAATGATGCGTCTATTGAGGAGTATGAGGATGGCGAGGGTTCTGATTTGAACTTGTTCTGGTACTGCGACAAAAATGGATGCAATGCACAATTCGAAGAGTATCCAAGACTGGAACAGGTTTGCGTCAACAATATAACTCAGGAAATCCACGGCGTTTTGGTTTATGCCAAAGACGCTGCTCATGCTGAAAAGAAAGCCCAAGATATGATTGCTGAGTACAAAGCAAAACAGGCGGGGATCTGCTAATAAAACTACGGTTTTATAATCTTTAATTACAGGGGTGGAACTGTCTTGTTTGAATACGATGCTGCGTCCAAAGCTGCCGCACAAGAACTCGACAACTATGACTTGACTGAGTTGTTGAGCAGATGTTACGACGCAAATATCCGAGATCCTTTTGACATAAGGCAGGCCGCTATTACGGCCCACAAGGAACTTGATGATATTTTGGATGATCTGTCCACAGACGAATTTATGGAATATTTAGAATCAAAATATAATGTGCGATTTGAGGAAGTTGTTTCTTATCGTATGTGGTATAGGCCAAAATAACCGTTTTACAGAAAGAGGTGTCAACCATATACAAAGCAAAGATTGAAACAAGCGAGGTCGCTGGCGTATTTTTCTGCGGTGGAGGTGGCAGTACGGACGGTATTGTTCGCTACACCAATATTCCAGTTGTCGGTGCTGTGAATCACGATTTGGCTGCAATCCGGATGCACCAGACAAACCATCCATTCACAGAACACTACAAAGAAGATGTGTTCGCTATCGATCCAAAAGAGTTCTGCGGCGGCTACCCAATGGGTTTTGCGTGGTTCTCTCCGGATTGTACCCATTTTTCGCGTGCGCGTGGCGCAACACCAGTCAAGAAAGAAATCAGAGGTCTATCATGGGTGTTGGTTAAGTGGGCTCTCAGCGTAAGACCAAGGGTGATGGCGATGGAAAATGTGCCAGAAATCAGGACATGGGGACCGCTCATCGAGCGAGATGGTAAGAAGTACCCCGACCCAAAGCATTCCGGTGAAACTTTTGATGGTTTCGTAAAGATTCTCACCACTGGCATTGAGCCGGATCATCCAGCACTTCTTGAGTGCTGTGAGTTTTTACATATCGATCCTTCTGGAGAGGATGCGCAAAAGCTCATTGCTGGTCTTGGGTATAAAATGGATTGGAAGGAGCTATGCGCTGCAGATTATGGCGTACATACAACGAGAACACGGTTTTTCGGCGTGTTTAGATGTGATGGAAAACCAATTATGTGGCCTAAACAAACGCACGCTAAGCGTGGTTCTGAGCGCGTTTTGAGCGGAGAGCTTCTACCATGGGCGCCTGCGGCAGAAATTCTTGACTTCTCTTTGCCAGCACCAAGTATTTTCGATACCAAAGAAGATATTAAGGCGAAGTATTCAATTCGTGCCGTCAGACCGCTTCGAGACAATACGTTGAGACGGATTGCCCGTGGGCTGGAGAAGTTTGTGTTGAAGGTAGACAACCCGTACATGGTATCGGTGCCGTGTACCACTCCATATCTCGTTCAGTATCATACAGAACAGTCAGAAAATGTGCGAGGACAAGGTGTTAATGATCCTATCATGACGCTGGATGCTTCTAACCGATATGGTGTAGTTACTCCCATTCTGACCAAGTATTACGGGAACGATACACATGGCCAGGATATTGAAGAACCGCTTCATACAGTGACAGCTCGTGATCGTGAAGGGCTTGTGTTTGCCCACATATGTCAATTTAACGGTAGCAATATTGTCCAGCATACGGCTAACAAAACAAAAGTTGTGCGGTATGACGTCTGCGATGATATGGGCAACTGGCCTAAAGTGCGAGAAATCATGAACAAGTGGGCTGGCTACGACTTGAAGGACGACGATGTTTTACTCAAAGACATTGATGGGAGCTGGTATTACATCTTCGATATCGGACTTCGGATGCTAAAGCCTAAAGAAGCATACAGAGCCATGGGTTTTGCACCAGACTATGTCTTTGATGTGGATACCAATGGAGACAAAATGGCAACATCAGAACAGATGGAAAAGTGCGGAAACGCTGTGTGTCCAGACCTTGCTGGCCTAATTACGGCAGCAAATCTTCCTGAATATGCAAGAAAAGAAATCTGTCACAGCATGGAAGAATGGCGAAACACAGTAGCGGCATAATGCATCTGTTTGAATCAATTTTAATTGAAAGGGGTGAGAATAGATGATAAAGCGAGTTTGTAATATGTGCGGGAAAGAATTTGACGAGTGGGATACACAAGAAGGTTTTGGATTCCACTATCCGTCTGTCGGTTATGGCAGCGGTTTTGACGGTGATACCATCAATCTTGATTTGTGCTGTGACTGCTTTGACAAGTTGATGGATGAATACATACTTCCCAAATGCAAGATCTCGCCAGTGGAAAGTGAGGTCTAAATGAACATTACAGAAGAAGTCGCTCAAATGATTGATGAAATGAGGGTGCGAACAGGCAAGTCACCAGGAATGATTGTTTGTAACCATGAGACGCTAAATTTGCTTTGGGACAATGGTAGAGGCATATATTCCAGCGCAAGCGATATTGAAAACAATACTGGGTATGTCTCAAGGTTCATGGGAACTCCTATCATAGTATCTGAAGAAGTGGAAACCGGGAGATTCCTTATAGTTCCAGAAGAAAACATGGATGCGGATATTCCGTTCCGTATTGAATATCAAGGTAGACCACTCTATGAAAATCGGACTTATGCTGGTGATAACTGGGGAATAATAGGTGGTCCGTTCGGTGATGGCGGCGATTGGGTTGATGCTCAGCACTATCCAAGCAAGCCACAAATGTCTGCCGTAGATGACGCAGATGTCGAAATCGACGAAGACTGCTTCATGGCTATCATAAGAGGTGGTGGCAATAATGCCTCCGCATGATCGCTTTGAAATTTTTGATGTTGATTTCGAGATAGCTACTCAAAATGGAATTCGTGTATCCAGTGTGGCTGCTCCGAGAATAATGCTGGAACAACAATTTCTATCGTTAGTGCGTGAAGCAGCTACGATACCTGAGCCGGTGAAAGTGAAAATGAAACGAACAATCCCCATATACAGCCAGTTTGACAACTGCTGGTATGACCGGGAGTGCAGTATTGAGTTTACAAACTATGCGTATACCCGATCACACGGGGAGGCAACGTAGGGACGGTGCAGAAGCACCGTCCTTTTCGTTGCTAACGATGATTGGAGGTGCTCTATGAAACGCTCTTTAATTCTAACACTGATGGTAGTTATTATGCTTTTACTGATGATATCCATATCTTCTGGTACAAGTTATGATAGCCACGAAAGCAATGTACTGGTCAAAGTAACGGATAACATCGAAGTAACACCTTTGATGATTGATCCTACACCAACACCGGAAATTAAAGAAAACGTTGTAGCCGATTCGGACATCGAGGCCGAAACGGAAGTTATGTATTACACCGAGAACGAGGTTGTAATGATGGCAAAGCTGCTTTATCGGGAGTGTAGAGGTATTCCAAGTGATACGGAAAAAGCCTGTGTTGCCTGGACAGTTTGCAATCGTGTAGATGACGAACGATTTTCTGGCTATACGGTTACAGAGGTTATGACCGCGCCAAATCAATTTGCCTATTACTATAATACACCTGTAACTGACAAGCTTTATTGGCTCGCCCAGGATGTACTTACTCGGTGGAATGCGGAACGAAACGGAGAGGTGTCAGTCGGCAGAGTGCTGCCAAAAGACTATACCCATTATACAGGAGATGGCGTACATAATTACTTTCGCAACGCGTATAAAGGCAATTATTCCATATGGAATTACAGCCTACCATCTCCATATGAAAGTTGAGGAATTGCATGGGGAAAGTATTTATCCAAAGCGACTACACCATAAAAAATCCTATCACAATGATTGGCACAGAGGCCGGAATATGCTGGGGAGCAGATACCTCTGATGCTAAAAAAAACTATAAGCGCGGTCTTGATTGTTTGGAGAGCGAGCATGGCCGAACATTCGAGTTTCCGGATATCTACATGATTCTGGATGGCTACTCGGCCAGAGTCATCCGGGAGTGGTATACCCACATCGGTGGCGCTCCCACAAGGCTTCAGGCCAGCACTCGATATATTGATTATGAACATGGGTTTGCTTATGTCACACCTCCAAGCATTGCCGGAAATGATGAGGCTCTTGCGATTTACAATGACCTTATGCAGTACATCAGTGCATCACTTAATAAGCTGGACGCGCTCAAGATTCCAAGGGAGGATTCTGCTCTTGGTCTGCCGCTTGGCATGGAAACAAAGATTGTGGATAAGCGTAATCTTCGCAACTTGATTGATATGTCACACCAACGGATGTGTATTCGTGCATACCATGAATACCGTGGCTTGTTTGCTGATATCCGTGCAGCGCTTAGTGAGTATTCCCCAGAATGGGAATATATAGTTGACCACTATCTCATGCCAAAGTGTCAGTATATGGGTTTCTGTAAGGAACGGTATACCTGTGGTATGACGCCTAAAAAGGAGTGTTTGATATGAGCTATACAGACGAAAAAATCAATGATGGTGGCGAACGTATTGTCTACGGAGAAGGGCTTGCTATGCGCGAGCCTTCCACCGGGAAAGGCCGGTATGACCTTATCACGCCATTTGGAATCCGCCGTCTCGCTATGTGGTATGAAGCAGGCGCCAGAAAATATACTGACCGAAACTGGGAGAAAGGTATGCCATTCTCTCGATACATAGATTCTGCTAAGAGGCATCTTGATAAGTTCATCATGGGCATGGAGGACGAGGATCATCTTTCCGCTGCCGCATGGAACATCCTTGCCATCATTCATCACCAAGAACTTGGTCAAACTGAATTTGATGATATGCCGCATTATCTCAGCGAGCCCAAAGAAGATCCAGACCAAATGACGTTTGATGAACTCATGGGAGGGTTCAATGCTGGGAGGAGTACACCATGAGAAAGCTAACTGTGCTGGTTGATATGGACGACTGCATAGAGAAGCTGTCGCTTGCATGGTGCGAATACCTGAACCACAAATATGGTCTCAATGTACCATATGAAGCAGTCAACCAGTGGGATGTATCACAGGCATTTCCCGCACTTACCAAGCCACAGGTTTATGCTCCTCTGTTTGAGGACGATTTCTGGGACTGGGTCAAACCAGTCGAGGGAGCGGCGGACGCTCTTGTGAAGCTCAAAAACGACGGTCATGATGTCCTGATTGTAACGGCTTCCACCTACCATACGATTCGAGCAAAGACTGAAAAAGTCTTGTTCCGATACTTTCCGTTCATAAGTTGGGACGACGTAATTATTACAAGCCGAAAGCAGCTTATTGCTGGTGATGTTCTTGTAGATGATGGCATCCATAATTTCTATGGCGGTTCATATAAGAAAATCCTTATGAGCGCTATGCACAATCTGGATCTGGATGAAAATGGGGTTGGCGCAGTAAGAGTGCATAACTGGGTCGAGGCATACGACGAGATTCAGAAGATTGCAAACGAATAAAAAGGGTGTCCCATAAAAATATCTACACAAGGGGGTCGAACATTATGGTTGTCATCAAACGAGATGGCAGAGAAGCTGATTTTGACAGAAACAAAATTTACAACGCTATTAACAACGCTTTCGTTGAGGTGGACAAGCTGATTCCGCTCGGAGACAAAGTAGAGGTCACACGTCAAATCACCAACCGCTTGCAATCCCGTTACCGCAAGCGCAATCGTGCGATTTCTGTTGAGGAGATCCAAGATGATGTTGAGACGGAACTCATGAAAGAAGGAGAGTACGCTGTAGCAAAGGCGTACATCAAATATCGGTATGAGCATGAGCTTCTTCGGAATGCCAGTGCTCTTGATGAAAAGATTCTGTCCATTGCTGATAATGTCAATGAAACGGTTATTCAAGAAAATTCGAACAAGAACCCTGCGATTTTATCCACGCAACGTGATTATATAGCAGGCGAACTGAGCCGTGATATCACCAATAAGCTTCTCCTTTCAGAGGAAATCACGCAGGCTCATGAGGAAGGTATCATCCACTTCCACGACAGTGATTACTACGTCCAGCATATGCACAACTGCTGCCTTGTCAATCTGGAAGATATGCTCCAGAACGGGACAGTTATTTCAGGAACTCTGATTGAAAAGCCTCATTCTTTCTCAACCGCGTGCAATATCGCCACACAGATTATTGCACAGGTGGCATCAAACCAGTATGGTGGTCAGTCTATTTCTCTTGCGCACCTTGCACCATTTGTGGATATATCTCGTCAGAAGATTCGCAAAGAGGTGGAAAACGAACTGTTTGGAGTGCCGCTCGATCACCTGCTTGACGGTGTTGCCTATGGCGAGATCATTGACAAAATCACAGAACAGCGTGTTCGTGAGGAAGTCAAAAAAGGCGTACAAACCATTCAATACCAAGTTATTACACTAATGACCACTAATGGCCAGGCTCCGTTCATCACAGTCTTCATGTATCTGAATGAGGTTACTGACCCACAGACTAAGAACGACCTTGCCATGATTATTGAAGAAGTAGTCAAACAACGTATGGAAGGCGTAAAAAATGAGAAAGGGGTATGGATCACACCAGCGTTCCCGAAACTCATTTATGTGTTGGAAGAGGACAATATTGAACCAGGAACTCCATACTACTATCTGACCGAATTGTGTGCCAAATGTTCCGTCAAGCGTCTGGTGCCTGACTATATTTCTGAAAAGAAGATGCTGGAAAACAAGGTTGACGCAAATGGCGATGGGCACTGCTATACCTGCATGGGATGTCGTTCCTTCCTCACACCATATTTGGACGAAAACGGAGAGCCAAAGTATTACGGTCGTTTCAATCAAGGGGTTGTCACCATCAATCTTCCAGACGTGGGTTTGTCAGCACAGAAAAAGATGATCGACGACCATATTACCTATGTTGATGATGCCCAGTGGAACAATGCATTGCATAACAACTTCTGGAAAATTTTTGACGAGCGCCTTGAGCTGTGCCACCGTGCTCTGCAGCTCCGCCATGAGCGCCTGGTTGGTACGCTATCTGACGCCTCCCCTATCCACTGGCAACATGGTGCTCTGGCCCGGCTGAAGAAGGGTGAGACCATCGACAAGTTGCTTTACGGCGGCTACTCCACTATCTCACTTGGATATGCTGGTCTGTATGAGTGTATAAAAGCCATGACTGGCAAGAGCCATACAGACCCGGAGGCCAAGGAGTTTGCATTGGATGTTATGCGATACATGAACGACAAGTGCAAGCAATGGAAGGCCGCAGAGAACATGGACTACAGCCTGTATGGTACACCAATTGAGTCCACCACATACAAGTTTGCCAAGTGCCTCCAGAAGCGCTTCGGCGTTATTGAGGGTATCACGGACAGAGATTATATCACCAATAGCTACCATGTCCATGTCACTGAGGAAATTGATGCTTTTACCAAACTAAAATTTGAGAGCGAGTTCCAACAACTTTCACCAGGCGGTGCTATTAGTTATATTGAGATTGCAAACCTTTCTGATAACCTTCCTGCCGTCATGTCTGTTCTTCAATACATATATGAAAATATCATGTACGCAGAGCTAAATACAAAATCAGATTACTGTCAAGTATGTGATTGGGATCAGGAGATTGAAATTGTAGAGGATAATCGTGGAAAATTGATTTGGAAGTGCCCAAACTGCGGAAATACTGATAAGAACAAGATGAATATTGCTCGTCGTACCTGTGGCTATATTGGATTGAATGACTGGAATCAGGGGCGAACAAGGGAGATCGCGCAACGTTATGTTCATTTGGGTGGATCTGGTCGTATTCAAAAGGAAGATGGACACACACGTATCTCTGAACAAGACCACGAGTTTATGAGGAAAGATGATTGAGGTCGCAAAATGAACTATGCACTCATTAGAAATAATGACATCGCCAACGGAGAGGGAGTTCGAGTCTCCCTCTTCGTAAGCGGTTGTGATTTTCATTGTCCTGGGTGTTTTAATCCAGAAGCGCAGGATTACGATTACGGTGAAGAGCTCACAGAGAATGTTGTGAAGGAACTTCTGGATATAGTGAAAGGGTCAACTATATCTGGGCTATCCATTTTGGGTGGTGATCCATTATGCCAAGAACCATATGGGTTAGAGCTCCTGACGAGTATATGCAAAAAGGTTCACAAGATGGGTAAGACTGTATGGCTGTGGACCGGATATGTATGGGAGGATATCGTTAGTCCATCTGTTCCAAACAAAGCGCTGGAATTCAGACTGATCGATCAATGTGATGTTGTCATAGACGGCCCATTCAAACAGGAGCTTGCAGACCGTAAACTGGTTTGGCGCGGTTCTGAAAATCAACGTGTCATTGATGTGCAAGCCAGTCTACGGGCGGGCCATGTAGTGGAGTATCGAAAATGAGAAAAATAGATTATCTTGAGGTCTTGAAAGCCATCAGAACGTGCGTAGAGGAGCCATACTATACAGTTGGCTTATTTACAAAAACCGTAAGAGACGCTGAATGTGCTTTTAGTGACATACTATGTGCTACAAAATATGATGAGGAAGAACGCAACGCGATTGATCAAATTAGGCGCTTCGATTATCGAATCGTATTCAAAAACGGAAGCTATATCAGGTGCTTAAGAGCCGATGGTAATGCGCGAGGCCATAGATTCAATCGTGTTCTTTACAGTGAGAACATTGATCGTGAAACCCTATTCACTGTCGTGCGCAACACAGAATACCAACGCAGAAAGGAAAAGGACTATGGACAAGAAAACTACGACTACTAAAACTACATATGATTTCGACGAGTTTGGAAAAGTGATTGGTGAAACTACCGTTGAAACGGTAGCCATACCATCAGAATCTGCCAATGACAACTGCAAAATTGAGACTGGTGTCGAGATGGATGGCATTATCGAAACATCTCCACTGGAAGTCTTCTTGACCGCTGTTATTGGAGCTTTGCTGGGCAATCTGCTCTATCACGCCATTCATAAGGATTGATAGCAATTGAAAGGAGCGCATAGATGCAAAATCAATTTGCAGAGATTGAACGTAAATTTCTGATCGAATCTTTCCCGGATGATCTTCCGTTGAAAGAAGCATTTCAAGTCTATCAAGCATATCTGTCAATTCAGCCAGAGGTCAGAATCCGGCGCAATGTTGTTAATGGCAAGGATATTGCATACTACCTTGCTATCAAGACTGATGGCAAAATGGTTCGAAAAGAGGTCGAATTTCATATCCCCAGAGAACACTTCTACGCTATTGCTGAAATGTTTACACAGCCTTTTATAATAAAAGATTTCCGAATTTATGAACTTCCAGATGGGCTTGAACTTGAGTGTTCTCATGTTGACAAGGGGTCTGATACAGAATTCATGTATGCCGAGGTAGAATTCCCAAGTGTAGAAGCTGAGCAGGAATTCAAACCACCCTTCAATTACATCGGAGAAATTACGCATTGTTCTGACTACAAGATGAAGAATTACTGGAAGCGTACAAGAGGAGAATAATAAGATGCAGGTAGGAAGATTTGAAAAAGTCAGCTTTGAGCAGTTCCAGGATGCCATGAAAAGCGAGTATAGCTCAATTTATGAATGGGTAAATTCTGATAATTATCTCAAAAAGGTATATGACAATATCAAGATACCATCCAGAGCCACCTCTGGCTCAGCCGGATATGACTTCAAGGCACCATTTGAATTCACTCTGAATTCTGGCGGTACAATCAAAATCCCAACAGGAATCCGTGTAAAAATCAGCGACGGTTGGTTTCTTGGGTGTGTGCCACGCAGCAGTCTTGGTTTCAAGTACCGTTTCCAACTTGACAATACCATTGGAGTCGTTGACAGCGATTACTATAACTCCGACAACGAGGGACATATCTTTGCCAAGGTATCAAACGATGGGCGAAAAGACATGGTAATAAAGGCTGGAGATGGCTTCATACAGGGCATCTTCATTCCATATGGAGTTACATATGGAGATAGTGTAAACGCCATCAGAAACGGCGGTATGGGCTCTACAGGAAGCTGATTGGATAGGTGTGGTATGACATATAGTAACAACAATAACCAAGGCGGCCTCAGTTTCCTTCAAGTCTTAACTATCATATTCGTTGTGCTAAAACTGCTGGGTATTATCAAATGGAGTTGGCTGTTGGTGTTAGCACCATTTTGGGTTCCTATTGCAGTCAATCTTGTCCTTCTGTTTTTGGATTGAGGTGATCCTTATCTCAAGGTATATCACAGATCAGCACCTCGTTAATCACTGTGGCTCAATTTTCACAGTTGTGAACAATACTCCCAATATACATAAAGATGATAGAGACGAGCAAAAACGTGAAATCGAAGATCGTCTCTACTCCATCTTTAGCAAATACCAACCATCGTAAAAAATAGCAGAGCTGCCATCCTTCTTTGGATGGGGCTCTGCTTTTTTTTAGAACAGAAAGGGAGTACAAAACATGGATTTTATTTACGCAAGACAGTCAGTAGAACGCGAAGACAGTATCTCTGTCGAAAGCCAAATTGAACTTTGCGAGAAAGAAGTAACCTCACCAGAGTACATGAAGTTTTCGGATAAAGGCTACAGTGGTAAAAACACAGACAGACCAGATTTCAAACGCATGATGGATCGCATTAGAGCTGGCGACACAACGCGAGTTATCGTATACAGGCTTGACCGTATCAGTCGTTCGGTGCTTGACTTTGCGGAGCTTATCAACGAATTTCAGAAGTACGGTGTAGAATTTGTGTCGGTGACAGAGAGGTTTGATACATCGACACCAATAGGCAAGGCCATGCTGATGATCGTCATGATCTTTGCACAGCTTGAACGCGAGACGATACAGCAACGTGTAGTAGACGCATACCGCTCCAGAAGTCGTAAGGGTTTTTACATGGGTGGACGAATGCCATATGGATTTCAGCTTAAAGATACTGTGATAGATGGAATTAAGACAAGTATGTATGAACCAATTCCCACAGAAATTGAAGTCGTGAGACTAATCTATTCTCTGTACGCAGACCCTCAAACATCCTTCTCTGATGTAATGCGATATCTACTCGACCATGGGATACGGAATCGTGATGGCGATGGTTTCAGCAGGACACGTTTGCGGGACATTATTGTGAACCCTATATATCTAAGAGCGGACGATACGATCTATGAGTTCTTTCAAAGTCAAGGTGCCGTTGTCGTCAATGACATATCCCAGTTCATAGGTTCAAATGGAGTGTACCTTTATACTGGTGAGGATGCAGATAAACGAAAGTCGGTTTCATTGGAAGGACACATTGCGGTTTTGGCACCACATGAAGGATGTATCGACTCTACATTATGGCTTCAGTGTCGAAGAAAATGCCTTAATGTGAGACAGATAGCAAAACCAGTTAAGGCCAAAAATACATGGCTCGCCGGAAAGATAAAATGCCGAAAATGTGGATATGCGCTATCGCTCAGAGACTACAAAAGAAAGCGCACAGAAAACGCGAGATATTATGTGTGTGCAAGAAAGTACGTCACTATGCTGTGTGACGGTATCGGCTCTATTCAAGCAGACAAAATAGAGGACATCGTGTTCATTGAAATGCAAAAGAAACTTGCTGAGTTTAATGAGCTTCAAATGCACGAAAAAGTTGATGACAGCATAGAGGTCACCAAAAAGAAAGTGAGAGTGGATCAGATTGAGCACGAGATAAATATCCTCGTGGAACGAATTCTTTCTGCTAATGCAGCCACGATGGAATACATCAATCGTAAGATAGAAGAATTGGATTCAGAGAAAACTTCTTTGAAAAAAGAAATTGCCGAAATGTCTGCTGACATTTACGGCAGAAAAGATGTAGGGACAGTCAGAGACTATTTGCAGCAATGGAATAAAATCAGTATTAGCGACAAGCTGGTTGTCGTAGATACCCTCATTGACAATATCAAAGTAGATGAGGAACAGGTTGAAATTACATGGAAGATTTAATCGTTGTAGTCTGATTGTATTGCTTTGGCGTAACAATCAACATACAATGGATTTGTCATCTATTTCATCGTCGTCTCAAATCGTGCATTTGAGGCGAATACATATAAATGTTCATTTACAAGAGCACTGATATTCGATACAATCCATCAATGATGTTGTAAGTGTTCATATTAAAAAGATTGGGGGAATTGGAATGAAGATCGGAGAGTGGGTGGCAGTCAACGACGAAGGTTTGTGGGTAGACATATTCGACGACGGCGGGCGAGTGTCCTTTCAGACTAAACGAAAAGCAATCGAAAGCATATCAAGTGCGTTACTCGATGCCGCTGCGAAGCCTAATGTAAAGCGGGTTTCGAGTGGCGTATATATCTATAGGCCGAAAGACTGTGACACGGGATATTACGACGGAGAATATATATTGCACAAAGTTACTAAGGAAAATATCAAGTGGCTTAAAGAACTCGAAGACTTTATGGAAGAATAACATCAAAGAATGCCGCGTAAAAAAAGGAGAGCTACCTGCAATGCAAGTAACTCTCCTATTTTTTGTTTAATAGCTTCACAGAAAATCGTGCTTCTCCATACGCTCATCATAAACACGCTTGATGTTCTTGATGGCACGAACAGCGCGATTGTTTGGATACTCTGGATGCGCTTCACAGTATCTCTCATAGCAATCAATGTTGTAGAGAACCTCGTTAAAGTGCTCCTCCGTATGCGGTAGGTCACCAATCAACTCCTCGTTGAACCGGAGGATGCTGGCTCGGTGCATATCGGCATTTCGCTCGTCATCGATACGGATATGGGTTCCAAGGCGCTCTTTTGTCTCGGTTTGTGCCTCCTCAATCTTATCAAGACGCTCCTTTGCTTCTGATTGAGCGGACTCTATCTGGTCGAGCCTCTTCTGTGTTTCAATCTGGGTCGCCTCTATCCTGTCCAGCCGCTCAATCACATCGCCGTTAAATGCTTTGCCCACAGCCTTCCAAATGGCCTTAATTACTTTGCCGATGGCAGACCACGGGTTTACCTTGATGGGTGCAATCTGCACCAGTGTCATCAGGATAACCAGCGCCCCGCCACCATTCACAAGGATTTCATGAACACTCACGGTCACTCACCTGCCTTCTCCGTTTCAGTAGGTGCGTTGACCTTTTTGCTCATCTTGCACAGGTCATCGATGAGCTTGCTGATTTCCTCTATGTTGATGTCGTAATCAACAGTGTCGGCAGAAGCCTTGACCATGGCGAGAACCCATTCCTTACGGTCGGCACCATTGTCGAACTTCTCCTCGGCAGTAGCCATGTACTTCATAACCATGTCAAGAACCTTGCCCCAGTTCTTCTCCTTCACGGCCTTCTTGACATACTCAACCAGCTTAATAGCCAGAGGAATAGCGGTAATCAGACCGGCAAAGATTGACGCAATCAGTTGCAGCCACTCCATATTTATACCTCCTCTCAGATTGCGGGGCTATCCTCTACCACCGCATCCGTTTGTGTAAATCCAGCCGCTTTTGCAGCAGCGTACTTGATTCCCTCGCCGTCAGCGCCAGTATTTTCAGCCTCACTCTTGCGAACGATGCTGTTCAGCACGATGCCGATAGCTGTTCCGATTGGCGTGAACACCACAGTGAAGCAAGCGAGGGCACCCATGTACTGGTACTCAATGCTCCTCCATGCGAGGATGAATCCGCCCGCCAGACCCAGCAGAAGAAGCAGTATGAGGAGCAGGGCAAAGAGGTTAGTAAATCCAATGCCCTGACGCTTCTTTGTGCGCCGCCGGGTCTTCTTATGGCTACGCTCAATCTTGATGGTCATGGCTTAGACCATCCCCATCTTCTTTGCGAAGCGATACAATACAGTCACGAACTGTTCCCGAGTGAGGACATCAGCCCACATATAATTGGGTTCGCCGTTTACCTCTGTGCCGTCACCGGCAATCAGGCCGGTGGAAGTTGCCCAGACACGGGCCTCCTCGCTCCACTTACCGCTGTCATTGTCCTGGAGCTCGCTGCGCATTTCGTTGTAAAGCTCCTTGAAACGTGCCACATCCATGTCATCATCCTCCTCCTTATTGTTGTTCGCCCCCGCCAGCAAAGCGGAGACATCATCACGAACGGTCTGCATACTTTTGCCATACTTCGGCAGCCAGTGCAGTACATCGGCATGGGCAGAACCCAGGCCAAGACGGTTGTTGTCTTGGTGGCACAGGATAACAGGAACTTGTACGCCGCAGTATGTGACTGTGCCTTGCGGATCGAGGTTATAGAGCTTGCACAGATACGCTGTCAGTTCCACACCCTCACGATAAATCTTTTCAAAATAAACAGGGTCATCCAGTTTGTCCTCACAGATTTCAAACTGAATCCACCCGTTGTTACAAGAACCAATTTTGCCTGGACCGCAGCCCCATGCTTCTTTATCCCAATCTCCTGTCTGAATGGTAGTAACCTCACCACTGGCGAGTTGTCCTATGAAGGCATGAACACCTACATTCAGACCAGGGCGATTCCAGGAGTTGTTATTCTTATTGACGCCAATGAGCTCAAGCAGCTTGCTCCTGTTTGGGTCATTGTCATCCGGCTGAACGTAACGCTTTAGCGTTGTGTTAGCAGCGCCAGTAGAGTGCCACAGCACTCCTTTTACCTTTACTTTCCCGGCACGCTGATACCAGGAACTCTGACGAATGAAACACTGAAGCGGTGGATTTGTATTGCTGTATTTCATGTCATTCATTCCTCCTTATAACGTCTCTTTTATTTTCTACGGCTGTCGCCGCCTCCTTCAACCCCCTATGGGAGGGGTGCAGGGGAGGGTCGCAACCCGCCCCGCCTATAGCGGAAGCAACATATTACAGGTCTCCAAGGTCTGCCTGTTTTTGTGCGACAATCTCTCCATCCTTGAAATATTTGCCGAACTCCTCATCGGCATCAATGTCCTTATACACTCCAACCATATCTGCCGAATCCCATCCAATCAGAGACTGAATCACAGAATCCGGAATATTAGCCCTTGCCAGTTCACTCGTCATAAAGTGCCGTAGAGAATGAAGATAGACATCCTCTCCAATGATGTTTGAGAATGTTCGAGCAAAGCTATTCATCCGAGAAACAGAGATGGGTTTTGTTCTATCGTGGACATCAGTAAACAGCCATTCGCTGTCGATACCTTTCTTCTCTCGCTCCTGCATCCAAAGCTCCAAATATGGCTTGAAGGGTTTTGCCAGAACATAGCAAGTCAGCATCTTTCCGCTCTTGCCACGGCCTTTGGTTTTAATTTTCTCCGGCGTTTTATAGAGCGAACCATAGATGATGTTGTCATCAGTAAAGTATGATGCCTTGAATCGGCTCAGTTCAGATTTTCGTCTGCCGGAGTATGCGGCAAGCGCAAGAAAACACGCCTGTTCATACTTCCTGTGCCCGACCAAATAGTCAAGGCATCCTTGAATCTGCTCTTTCGTCAACACAGTCTTTTTCCGCACAGGTTCATTGACCGGGTTTTCAATCTTCCGAACCACCGGACGGTAATCTGGATACTCGTCGTCCAGAATATTGGTAATCAGGTTTGACAGAGAGGACAGAGCGGCCTTCAAATGGCGGACACGGCTCGCGGAGCAGCCCTGCTCCAATGCGTAGTTCTGGAAAGCCATAATGTCTCGTTTTGAAATCTCAGTGAAGAACTTGTTGTTTGCGTTGTCTACAACCCAACAGAAGAAGATCAGCAAATCGTTCTTGTAGACTACGATGGTCTGTTCAGACCTATCCACAGAGCGCAGATACATGATAAAATCATTCATCAGCCTGATATTCTCAGGGTTGATCTGCTCGATCTTCTCTTGCGGCGCCGTCAGACAACGATTCGTTTTTCTACCCACTGAAACTCCTCCTTTCGCTTTTATGTATAGAGGGCCATGCAAACCAAGCACGACCCTCAGATCCTTTAGATCAGTGTGTAATGTGGCCGCTCTCCGCCTTCGACGCTATACCGTAGCCAGTCCAACATAACGATGGCTACCATTGACAAAGCCAGCCATGCCAGCATAAACTGCGGGCAAATCTGTCCGAGTATGTTGCCAGCCATGTGTGAGTAGTCCCATACACCAAGACCAAGCCACAGGTTCAAGATACACCCGGCACAGAACTCGGCCACAGTAATAGCAACTGTGCAAATAGCCGCCTGTGTGATTAACGGCATATTCCATGGAAGTTCTGCTCCACAGCGTTCGAGTGGAACAGCAAGGAAAATAGCGAGAAGAAGCATTGTCCAACTAATGGCCTCTGGCTTGCTTCCTGCTGTTTTCCAGGCCACTTCAATAAAGAAATAGAGCGTGCCTGTCCACACCCACAGAAGCACGCTCAAAACCCACTTTCCAATTTTGTTATTTACCATGGCACATCAGGTTCCCAATCGTCACATATTTCATCCAGTTTGCGTCGTGCCCACTCTGCTTCTTCTTCGCACACAGCAGCATCATATTGACTCAATGCAAACGCCTGTGCCCGGATTACATCTGCCTGTCGTTTGCAAACATCAATTAGCAGGTCAATCAGTTGCGGCAGCCGCATTTTCCTTCAACCTCCCAACGATAGCAGACATCTGTACCTGTGCCACCGCGAGCTTGGACGCAAGCTCTGAAGCATATGGCTCAGGCAATTCCATGCCATAAACCACAGCGGAAATACTCCCCTCGTCCTCCAGAGACAGGATATAGGACTTCAGCGCATTGTGGTAAGATGTCTGCGTGGTGATAAGTGTCTGTGCAGCAATGTAGATTTGAGCAATTTCCATAGCGGAATAGACAGTACAGGTTCCATCATCTGCCTGATATGGAAACTCTGTGCCGCCCAGCTCCACAACGCGGAACAGGTTGTTGATGTTGCTCTGATCCTCCAATGCCAGATTAAAATGGTCAATGCGGTCTCCAATTGGCACATCGACGCCGGACACAATCACATTATTACAAGCTTTGGAGATTTCCAAAAGCTTTGCGGAACGAATGACGCCAAAAGAATTATCGGTGCCAAGAATATCAACGGCATCATCTGTAGTGATCCATCCCATAGTAATGGCCTGAAGAACGCCAACATTTGTCAGACCGCCATCCTGATAGAGTTGTGAAATATATTGTTTGTCCATATGTTAGCCCTCCAAAATAGATGCCACCAATACGGCCATATTCGCCTTCAAGCGCTTTGTTTTATCAACGACGCGATTGTGGTGGTCAATCTCATACCAATCATAGCAGTTGCCCTCATCGTCTTCATCGGACTTTGTTTTACGGACAACGTGAAAAGTGTCGGTAATTGTACTGTCATCGTACTCCTGTACTGTCTCAGCAAACCCAACAAAATCGGTGTGCTCGTCTCCTTTGGTACGGAGAATCTCTACGCCGCTATAGCCGTCTGCTCCAAATACATACTCCACGTTAATCTCTCCTCTCGCATATTATTTCGGATCACCTGCTTCAGCTCTTTTTGAACTTTGCCGTGATAGATTTTTTCATAGATATTTCGGTTGTTACAGTGCTTGAGTTGTCCGAGTCTGGAAATCAGACCGGTTGCCATTCTGGAGGATATTTTCCTGTGTTGCCTTTTTCGGCGATAGTATTCATTCAGCTTTCGCTTAAGGCGGAACAGATTCCTCTTTTTAAGCAGTGTGTATCCTCTGCCGAATCGGTATCCCAATGCGCATGGCATACGTTTCTTTGTCGGGAACACCTGCCAGTTACCCTTTAATGCCAGGCTCACACTTGCAAGCCATTCTTCAATTAGCTTTCTCAGGCGGTGCAGCTTCCTCTTGTTGCTTCCAAATATTGTGAAGTTGTCCATATATCTGAGATAGTGTGTGCAGAGTCCGCTGTCTCTGACGAGTTGGTCGAGTGGTTGCAACAATGTATTGGCGAACCATTGCGATGTGTACAGGCCGATCAGAACGCCATATCGTAAGATTTCCTCACATACTTTCAATACGCGCCAATCCTTGATGAGACATTTCAGTCGAGCCATAATGAACTTCGGGTCAATACTATCATAGAAATGATGAATGTCGAGTTCTTCGCAGTATTTGGTGCCCTTCACATCTGTGTCCATCCACTTCTCGATTTTCTTCTTGCCGTAGTGAATACCGCGATTGCGAATACTCCCGCAGCAATGCCGATCCATACCGCGCATCATTGTCGGTTGAAGCACTTGAACGAGTGCATGGTGGATGTATTGATCCGGCCACAGCTTCGGCTCATTGATAATGCGCCATTTGCCTGCGCTTTTATCGTAACGGTGCTTCTGCTTTGGTTTGGAAAGCTGGCGCTTATGGTATACGATTTGCTCGATGATAGTACGCAGCTCTATCACACGCGCTTCCATATCCTGCTCTACCCAAGCTACTGTCTTATTTGGTCTGTGCTTCGGAAGCCACCTGTGGCTTGCATTCACTTCTGTAAGGGCAAGCATCAGATTGTCATCCGAAATTAGTTTTTCGTACAAATTGTTCGTTCGTTTCATAGGTTGTTACAGTACCTCCTTGTAACCTCATGAGCTTTCCCACGCTCCGGTTTCTCAGAGGGTACTAAC